GGGATGTAGGTGACGACGAGCCACAGGCAGAAGCCCAGGATCACGATAACCAGCAACAGCTGGATGATATTCGGCGTGAGCAACGTCGCAGCAAGCACCAAGTCCATGTGTCCTCCTACCGAAGCAAAGGGGTCCCCAGGGACGCCTCCCGCTAATACCCCGTGCGGGCGCTGCGTGTTGCGAGCCGGGTGTCTTCCGTCCGGGCTGTGTTATACCGCTGCCGGACGCTCTGCACGTCGCCCAAGCCGAACAACGGCAGGCACGCCGCCGCGGCGTCGATGATGTCTTTCGTCGGGAACACCGGAAACCCTCGCAGTTCCTCGGTGAATAGTGACAGTCCCCGCTTCACAAACACGAGATGGTTCTCGACGAACGGGATCATGCTGCGGATCCTGGCGTCTTTCGACCCGATGGGCCGCTGTTCCTCAACATGGAACACGTGATTGACCTTCCGCATCTCGTAGAACAACGGGAACTTGAGCGTCCGCTGGAACCCAACGTCCTCAATCGCCGCCGTATTGATGTCGTACCGGCTGTGAAACCCGATAAACCGGTGGAAGAGGAACGTCGGATTCTTCCAATCGGCGTAGACGTCGGCGACGTACAGCCGTCCCTTCGGATCCTTGAACATGACGACGATCGCGTTTCGGGAATTCCGCTTCTGGTCTGTCTCGGACATCGCGGGGTCCCAGAACATCACCCGTCGACAGGCGTCGAAGGGAACGACCTCGTGCGATCCATCGTCATGCTCCAGGAGCAGGTTCTGCTCATCGTCGAAGACGAAGTAGCGGAGGTCGACTTCCCGGAACTCCGCGAGGGACGGGTCCTTCGGGTTGTTCAGGTACAGCATGGAGTACATGAACGAACCCTGCTTCGCGCGGATACGGCGGCAGGAGTCCTCGGGGAACAGTTCCGGGAAGAAGTAATAGGTTTTGCTGGGGTCGGGTGCGAACGTGTCGGGATTCATGTCCCACGTCGCAGGCTTTTGGGTGTCCCGGGCTTCCTTCACATCGGACTCAAGCTCCTCGCGAGTCCAGTGCAAAGGGCGGACCAACCGTTCGTACGCCTCAGACTCGTTTGCAACGATGTCCGCGTACACGTCGTCGTGACCCCAGCGAGTACCGATGAGCAGGTCGTATGCCGTCTGCTCGTCCACGAACAGGGCCTCCGCGGCCCGATAGGACTCTTTGACCTTCTGTCGCACGCTCGGGGACTCGTGCGACGCCTTGTCCTCGAGGTCGTCCTTGATCTGCAGGGTGTAGTGCCGCGAGACGAGGTGCGTGTCGATGCCCGCGGCCTCGATCGTATCCTCGCCGTAGGTGCCTTCTCGCGGGAATAGCAGGTTGCTGTCGGTCCACGTCGTTTTCGACAGATCGGGAATCAGCTCCGGGAAGGCCCACGCAAGAACCTGGTTCCGTTCAATCTGCTGCCGGATCGACTTGATCTGCTTCTTGCTGTTTTCCGAACTGTGCGACCAGAGGAGGATCCGGTGCTCGCGCCCTGGCGTCCCGCAGAAATCGTCCTGGATGAGGACCCAGAGCGGGAAGCTCTTCGACCCGATCGTCGACTTGTACGTGTCCCGGGGAATCAGCAACAGCTTGCGGCGCTTGCGCTCGGGGAACTTCGGCGGGACTTGCTGGATGAAGTTGCACAGCTCGAGGTGTGGGTTCTTCCGAACCTTCGACCAGTTCAACACGGCGGTCGCGAAGAAGTACAGCGAGTCCTTCGACTGCCGGCGTAGGGTCTCACGGGTCTCGTCGACGGTCGTCTCGCTCGGCAGGGCAAAGCCCATCCCGTTAAACAGCTCCTGATGCGCGGCCCGGGTCAGGATATCCACGGCTACACCAGCTCGCCTTCGGAGCACGGCAGCTCGCCTGCGGCGATGGGAATCAGCTCAGCTTCGATGGCACGGGTCAAGAACCGTTCGAGCAGCTTCGCATCGGCGATTAGCGTGAGTCCGCGCGGAGCGACGTTCCGTTGGACGGCAGCGCCACTCCGGTCCAGCCAGTCCTGCGCAACCTGCGCCTGCACCTTCGGGTCGTCGACGGTGTCCAGGATCGCCAGCAACCGGTCCTGCATCTCCCCGGCGTGCTCCTCGAACCGCTCGCGGACGCGAACCATCGAGGCCTGCCGTTCGGCTCGCTCGGCCGGAGGCACACCGTCCCAGATGCGCGACACCAGCCAGTTCTCGTACCGGACGTACTCCGGGCGCTTGGTCCACATGTACAACGTCGTGGCACTGTAGCCCAGAGCCTTCGCCGCGTCGCACAGCGGGAGCCGTGGATCCTTCATCCGCATGTCCGCCAACATCCGCCACTGCAAGGGCAGAGTCCCTCCGGGATATTCGGCGGCGGGAACCGGCGGCACAAGACCCATTAGGACATTATACGCCCGGAGTGGAAGCAACAGCAAACGGGCACTGTGACGCAACACCGTCCATGATCGAACCTGCAAACCCCGGTCGGAATTTTACACCTCGTATACCATTAAAGTAGAGTGTTGTGGTTTGGGGGTGTGGGGTGTTGTGGAGATGGAGTTGGTTCGGTTGTGAAATGTGTTGGTTATGTTATGTTATTTAGGAGGTTAGATGAGTGTGAATGAGTTGGTGTATGTTGATCTGATGAGGGTGTTTTGCGTTGGGTTAGGGGCATGGTGCCTGATCGTAGTGTTGCTAAACCGGAGGGTTCGCTAATGGCTGACGTGAAGAAGACGACCACTGAGTTCACCGAGAAGACCATCAAGGTCAAGGTTGGTAAGGGTCGGGGCAAGTGGCTCCGCATGGAGGTCCTCAAGGAGGACGGAACGACCGTGAAGATGATCTGTCTCGTTGTGCAGGAGTGGGACTAGTGGGCCTGCTCGGCTTGCTCGACCTGCTCGACGTCGACCTGCTCGTCGTTTGGTTCATTGTGTCGGTGCTCGTGATCGTGTATGTCGATTCCGAGAGCCGCAGGAGGAAGTAGCGGTAGCGTACACAGCTTCAGTCCAGGGGCATCTCGTCCCTGGACTGGCTGGTGTGTATGGTACACACCGTTTCGCAAAAGGACACAAAGTATGCGTTACAGAGAAGTTCGTTCCGTCGGCAAGGTGAACCTCGTTCACCGTGGGAGGGTTATCCGGAGCATCGACGCCGTGATGCTCTGGCTCGTCGTGCGTAGGCAGATGGTCATCGTCGGGAGGGCCGTCTGATATGCCGAAGCACGACGTAGAGTACGAGGTCTCGCCGAACGCCGTCATGCACACCGTGTTGCTGGTGGAGACGTTCGAGTTCGAACGGCGAGTGGACGCGGAGGAGTACCAGCAGAACACCGAGGGGACCGAGGCCGTGTACACCGACAGCCGTGAGGAGTGGTTCTGGGTCGACCGTACGACCGTTCTCGTGGAGGAGTGGTAATGACTGAGCTAGAGGAACGACTCGCCGATATCTTCGACGAGATGCACAAGATCGTGATGCCGGGCGAGTACGGCCTGGGTCACGAGCCCGAGTCCGTCCCGGACGACGACAAGAAGGCCTGGGTCGCGGTCGGGATCCTGATCGAGCAGGCGTGGGCTGCGATCTTCGAGGCGCGGCTGATCGAGGAGATGGACCGGGAGATCTTCTTCCGGGCGCTGGGCGAGAAAGGAGGTGGCTAGTGGGCGGCTGGCTCGTCCGCAACAAGAAGCTCGAGTACCACCTGTATCACTGCTACGGGTGGACCGAGTTCACAACGAAGGAGGCTGAGGACCTCTACATCGGGTTCATCAGCAAACCGCCAGTGCCGTCGGCGAGGTGGTCCGATACGTACTGGACCAGGATGTCCGCACGCAACGCGTTGTGCGGAGCCGTGAAGTCCGGCAGGATCGTGCGAGTGAAGCGTGGCGTGTACAAGTTCAACAAGGAGACAACCGATGGCTAAGAAGACGTTCAACGAGATGATGATCGAGGTCGCAGTGCGCGTCCTCACGCAGCGGCACCATGCGCGGGTGCACAGTCAGTCCCAGCGCAAGCTCCTGAGCCGGATCAACATGGCTCAGGGAGGCGAGTCCGTGCAGGAGCTCCGGGCCGAGCACTACAACAGCCTGGGCCGGCTCTGCGACCTGACGATGGAGGAGATCACGGCCGAGGCCGAGAAGTTCCTCGGTCTCTAGTCCGGAGTCGTGCCCGAAGGGAGGTGATGTGGAGAGGGTTGTGCTTAGTGAGGTGAAATGAAGTGGTTTAGGTTAATGGTTTTAGGAATGGTTCCTGGAACTACGTCAACTGCTAGTAGAAGGTAAACAACAATGGCAAAGTATGTGTTCCCGATGTCCGAGTCCGAGTTCCTGGCCGCGTTGAAGAACAACGGTGCGTTCAACAAGCTGGGGGGCGACGCCAGCTACGCGTACAGCTGCCTGAAGATGGGCTGGATGAACAAGCAGTTCCACAAGGCTTCGCAGATGAAGCAGAAGGAGATGGACGCGCGGATCAAGGAGATGATGGCGAAGGATCCGGAGCTGAAGCGTCGGCTGCTGGGGCATGAGTCGGGCAAGAAGGTCGGCGGCTAGTAGCGGCCGGAGGGCGGGACAAGGACTGCATATCCTTGTCTCGCCTTCTTTTTTCTCGGAAACCTCACACCACTCACCCCGCCCGCGCCGCTTCGCCGGTGCCCCCCGCCTTACCGGAAACAGCTGCGCCGGCCGTGCGTAGCATTTGCGCCTTGCGTCACCGCCGGTGGGGGCACCAACCGTTTATGCTCTACGCAGGCACGCGTCCCGCCTTTACGGCCGGTCCCTCGTCCGCAACACGTGGTAAAAGGGACAGGACGCGCAAAGCGTTGGTTGCTTCGCACGAAAGGGACGGAGTTCTCGCGGACTGTTCGGTGATTTGGCTGTCGAAAACCGTAGTTGTTCAAGATCGTTTCGCAAGGTAATTTCGGATGGTGCCTGGGATAACATTGAAAATAGCGTCACCAGTTTTGCTTAAACCGTTATTTCGCTTAGGTTTAATCAACCGCCGGTACCAATATATGAGAGGCATGATGAGAAGAAAAAAAAGGGGGGTGATATCTTATTTGTTTATATATACCGAACCGATTTTGGTTTTCCAGTTCTAGACTTGATCGCGTGCCTATCATGTTTTTGTACTGCAGGCAGGTATCTCGTTCCGTACAAAGGGTTTAAGCGAAAACGTTATCGATGGCTCGCTGCATGCTACCTGTACTACCAGTGATCGTTGATTCGCACAGCACTTCCAAGCTATAATTATCTCATGGATACACACACCGCGATACCCGCGCCCGTTCTCGAACTGCTCCCTCTGCCCACGCCCCTGCCTCCGGTTGCTTCACTGCTCGCGGAGCACTTCATCCAGGTGCTCGAGCCCGCCACGCTCCGCGACTCGTGGGCTACGTCCCGTGTGGGCGTCACCGCGACCGGCGAGCTCTGCTCCGTGCTGGGCCTGTTGGCCCGCACGCGCTATGGGCCGTTTGACGACACCGTCTGGCTCGCGTACTGGGCTGACCGCAACTGGCGGAACGAGTCCTGGGACAATGTCCTCGTCGCGCGCAGGCGGGTGCACGGTCCCCGGCAAGCCCGTCCGTACGGCGCACCTGCGGACACGGCGAAGTATCGCCGTGCGTACTACGCCGCAAACAAGGCCCGGTTTCAGGCTGCGCACGCGCGGCACCGTGCGAAACGTGCAGCCCGCTTGCAAGAGCTGCAGGACGTCGAACGGCAGTTCCTGGCTCAGATGCTCGGGGCTTCGCCCGAGACACCGTCGCCCGGCGAGGACGAGTTCCTTGCTTCTCTTCTCACACCACCGCCGTCCGCATAGCGGGAGGCGTAGCCGTTCTACCTGTCCCGCTTCGCGTCCCGTTCGTTCACTCTGTCCCGAGGTCACATGAGCACATTCATCCAGTTCTCGCAACTCAGCTTCGCCGATCCGTTTGTCTTCTCCGCCGCGGGCGCCGCCACGTCCATCTCGGCGTCCGTCCCAGTCTTCGTCACGTTCGATCCGTTGTTCTGCTTGGTCCCTGGTTGCGGTGGGGTAACCCCGGGCGTCTTCTCTCTCAGCTTCGCCGCCAGTTCGACGGGTCCCGCCTCGCTCGTGAACGGAGGACAGGACATCGTCCAGGGATTCGCGGGGTCGCTGTCGCTCACCCAGCCTGGAGTCAACCTTCTGTCCATCCTGTTCAGCGATCAGCTGACGGGTTCCGTCGGGGGCTCGTCGCCGACCCTTGCCGCCTCGCAGCCGCCCGATACGTTCTCCGGCACGTCGACGGTCCTCGACCCCGCCCTGCTGGGCATCCCGCGCGGCTTCGCGCTGTCCTTCAGCGACTTCGCCCCTGGGCTGGCCATCACCGGCGGAACTGTGCGCAGCGGCACCGCAGACGCCACGGGCACCTTCTCCGCCTCACCGGCGGCCGTCGTCCCCGAACCCGCCTCGCTCTTGCTCCTGTGCTTGGGCCTCTGCTTCACCGCGAAGCTGCTTCGTCGGATGCGCTCCGCGTAGCCTCGGCCGGTGATCGCCGTCGTTCCCGTAGGTTGTGGGAACGACGGCGAAACCGTGACCTTCGGCGTTGATTTCGAAATCTACGTATTATATAATAGTATAATGAATACCGAGATTTCGATCGCCGAGTTAATCGCCAGTCTCTCCGAAGCCGAGCTTCGCCGGTTGCTTCGCAGCCTCCGGAAGTCCGAACCCGGTCGGTGGAGGCGCCGTTCTCCCGAAGCGAACAGCCCTTCCCGCACGGACGAGTGGGAAGGGGACTGTGGCCGGTGTGGCGCCGCCACACCCGCGGTCGATTTGACCCTGCGCACCCGCCCGTTCGGCAAGGGAGAATGGTGGGTGTGCCCGTCCTGCTCGTTCACTCGCAATGACTCGTAACGTAGACAAAGGAGACCCATGAACCGCAACACGTTCAACGCGTTCGTCGTCGAAGTAATGACCGATCTCAGCAACGCCGGCTTCACCATCGACGACGGCGAAGCCTCACCCGAACTCCGCGCCTGTGAGTCCACGTCCGACCTGTGGGCCTGGTACGCCGCACTCATCCAGCAGCACGCCGAGTTCTTCCCCGACACCATCATGCCCGACGGAAGCATGACGCAGCTCGCTCCGCACACCACGCCAAAGGAGACTCCCGCGCCATGAACCTAGCCACACTCCGTACCCGCATCGCCTCAATGTCCGATGACCAGATCCGCGAACGGCTGGCACAGCTCGAACAGATCGAGCACACCGCCGACGCCCTGTACGCAACGTTCACGCCAGAGGACAAGATCTGGCCCCGTTGCATCTGCGGGTGCTCCGCACAAGCGCACCCGCACACCATCGCCGACGTGTGTCGCGACCGGTGCTCCGAGTACCGGCCGACGCTCCCCCTCACCCCCAACCAGACTGCGCTGCTCGAGCTGCGCAAGGAGATCGCATGAATCTGCCCATCCCGCAACATCCGACCGGCCCCCGTCACGGCACGCCGTCCGGCCGTGTGTACTTCGTTGTGTGCGAGCACACGGACGAGAACGACACGCCGGTCGACACCACGTGGAACCACCGGAGCCTCCGGCTCGAGCAGGCCGTGCGCTTGCAGCAGCGCCTGCAACGCAGCCCGTACACGCAGGGCCGGTTCGTTCTCGCCACGCAGA